TACGGCCATAATTTTATTCTACACTATTTAGTGTTGCACATGGTATGTACCCGCAATGTGAAAATTATCTGCAACATCAAGGGTAACCGGCACGTTGAAGGTAAATGGCACATCCCGCCCATTCGAAGCCACGCTAAGAAGCTCTAGGGTCGAAGAGCCTGCGCTGCAGTGGCCTGTAATTGCGTACTGGTCATTGCCTGAAATGTCATGCAGGCAGCCGTCACGAACCAAAAAGTCATGCTCGGAAGGGAAGGGCAAAGTCAGGTAGTACTGGCCAGCTCCAAAGCTAGTGATGTTGTCAAAGTCCACATCAATCTGGAAGTGAACTAAGTCGCCGAAGCGAACGTAGCTCCCAGTTATCAGAGGGTCACTACTAAACGTCGGTTGAGTGCCGTCGGTTCCGCCAAGCGGTTGGTAATCAATGTCGCCGCCCTGCAGATCACCAACTTTGATTTTTTTGGAAGTTTTGCCATCGTGAATGTGGTCACCTGGTGACGCCTGGTTTGGCAGGATGCCCAGAGTGTGATGCTGAGCTAGCGGGTTTTCGTCGACGTCAGAGTCACGGTGCAGCCTTTTGACCTCGTCATACGAGGTTTGGGCTACGGGTTTGAATTCCATGTTACTATTCTATCTATAAGGAGACGGCGATGAGTAAATCTAAGGCTATTGGCACGCGTGCCGAAACTGCTCTACGTAATTATCTCTTATCTACGGGCTATAGTGAGCTCGAGGCTCACCGCAATGTTCTAACTGGCTCAGACGATGAGGGCGATGTTTGGCTGCGAGACCCCAGCAGGGGGCTTATTGTTTTTGAGGTCAAGGGCGGCAAGGCTGCCAAAGACGCATCCCACGAGCAAATGAAGAAGTGGTATCAAGAAGCAGAAAGAGAGAGACAAAATGCTGGAGCTAATTATGGTTTTCTTGTTACTCAGCGTGCTGGTGTTGGCTACCCGAGGGCGGGAGAATGGTGGGCGTATGCGACTTTCGGCGATTTATCTAGGCTTGCTCGCAGTAATGTTTTTCCTAGCGACGTTTTTGTACGGATAACCGTTGCTGAACTTGTAGGTATGATTCGTGGCTAAGGAGTCTTATGATCTTTCCTCGATTTTTCTCCAAATCGGGGAAGGGCTCGGTGAAGCGGCCCGTATCCCTAATCTCTATGACTACGAGCCTAGTGAAAAGCAACGACTCTTTCACGCAGACAATCACCATGACCGTCTCTACATTGGCGGGAACAGATCAGGAAAAAGCCTTGGGAGTACTATTGAAGCTATTTGGTGGCTTACCGGTACGCATCCTTTTAGACGTACCCCTGAGCCTCCAATCCGAGGCAGAGTTGTAGCCGTTGACTTCCTAAACGGTGTCGACAAAATTATCTTGCCGCTGTATAAGCAGTGGCTACCAAAGACCTATCTAATTAACGGCAGCTGGTCGGACAGCTATTCCCGCGAGCGCCACGTGCTTACGCTAAACAATGGTTCTTTCGTGGAGTTCATGTCGCAGGATCAAGACCTGGACAAGTTTGCAGGTTCATCCAGACACTTTGTTCACTTCGATGAGGAATGCCCGCAAACAATTTTCCGTGAGTGCTTGGCTCGATTGGTCGACACTAATGGCGTATGGTGGATGTCGCAGACCCCGGTCGAGGGCATGGAATGGATTTACGATGAAATATATATGCCTGCGAAAGAAGGTACAAAAGACATTGGAATCGTTGAAGCACAGATCACCGACAACCCCTCTCTTACCACAGAAGCCATCAATAGATTCCTTGAGATGCTACCACCCGAGGAAAGAGAAATTAGATCCAAGGGGCAATATGTGCATCTCGGTGGGTCGGTTTTCCCGGATTTCTCTCCACTTACACACTGCATCCCGAAAGGCCAGTTCAGGCCCGACCCTGAGGACAGGATTGTTCGGACGATGGACTCTGGCTTTACCAATCCAACGGTTTGGCTGTGGCTTGCCATTAGCCCCAATGGAACGATTACGGTTTTTAAAGAACATTACGCGGCTAAGAAAACAGTTGAAGAGCACGCAAGGATTGTCAATCAGATTACGAAAGACATTGAAAGAGAGTTTGGCTGCGAGGTTTGGCTAACCACAGGCGACCCTGCAATTAAGCAAACTAAGGAACACACCGGTACATCTATATTGCAGGAGTACCAGAAGCACGGCATTTACATCTCCGTCGACTCCATCCCCCGTGACCGCAGGATTGGTCTAAACAAGATTCAGCAGTACCTAAGAATGAATCCAAAGACCAAAAGACCTTGGCTACAGATCACTGACGACTGCCCACATTTAATTGCAGAACTTCCGAAATTGAAGTGGAAACGATGGGCATCTGCTAAAGTAGCTGAGCAAAATAATAGACAAGAAGACATCCGTGATAAAGACAACCATTGTTACGACGCACTCAAGTACGCCATGACATTTATGGACGATTTATCGCCGGAGCAGTTGTCAGGAAAAGACTCGTCAAGCAAGTTCCATACAAGCTTCAAAGACCGCTTTTCGCCGACAACACCACTAAGTGAATATGACGATCAGGATTCGTGGGGCTCGGGTTGGAGCACTCCGGGTGCTGTAGGAAATCTGGAAGGATAAAATGAGTAAGTTCAAAGCATCATTTAGGTTTTACGAAAAGGCAGCACCGTTCCCAGGTCAGTGTGTTTTCTCTGGCGAGACAAACAATCTCTGGGAAGTTGGCTCTCTAGTTGTCCAGGGACAAGGAGTGCCAGTTCTTCTCAGCGACCGTGTGCTAGTCGAGCTGGCAACTTCTATTGGTTTTGTAACAAAGCAAGACCACGAGGCAGCTATTGCCGAACAAGCTGAAACCATTGCCAAGCAAGCTGCCCAGCTTGACGAAGCGCCGAAACTATTGAAGGGACTATCCGATGACATCAACCGCACTCTTGGTGATTTCGTTACTAATCTGGCTGGCGTCGCTAGCAACAGTGTATCTAATGGGGACAAAGGTTCTAAAGCCAGCACTGGAGTCTCTAAAGCAAAGTCTGGAGCTCCAGATAAAGCAGGACAGGGAGAGAAGCAAAGCCCTGAGCCAAGCCTTGAATCTACTGGCGAGTAAAGACCCAATAGCTTATCAGATGATTCAGGCCGCGACTCCGGCCACTGAGGAAAATAGTAGGTATAATGGGCCTTACATACCCGGCGAAGAGTATGAGCAGCTTCTGCAATACCAAGCTGAGCAGGAAAAGCTCTGGAAAGATATGGATCTAAACGATGGCGACTAATAGTCTCGACGATGCGCTAGCCGCAGAGCTAAAAGACTCATACGAAAACATCCCAAAGGGAGAGCGCCCAGGCGAGCTAGTAGACGACGATGTACTTCGTAGATTTAAGAAGCAGGAGCAGGCCAAAAAGCTTGTGGCCTGGGCCAAGTCTGAATACGAAAAATGCAAAAGCGCTCGTAAGACAGAAGAGAACGATTGGTACCTTCACCTTGCTTTCTACAACGGTTATCAGTACCACGACTGGAGAACTGTCGCTGGCAAGCAGGGCCTAGCAGAAGAGCCAAATCCATCAAACTTGCCTCGTATTACCGTAAACCGCATCGAGCCTGTAGTTCGAACTGAGATTGCAAAGACCACAGCCCAGAAGCCATCGGCTGCAGTAGTTCCAGCATCTAACGATGAGGACGATCTGCTATCGGCTACGGCTGGTGAGCAGGTATGGAATGCAATCTACGACCAGAACAAGTTCCAGACCGACGTGCTACAGAAGGCGGAGTTCTGGAGAGCCATCACGGGCAATGGATTTATCAAGACTTTTTGGGACTCCAATAAGAAGGTATACGAAACCGTCAAGGTTACCGACGAGCTAACTGGCCAGTCAAGAACCGAACGTCGCCTTGCTTATGTTGGTGACGTAGTGCAGGAAGCAGTATCGCCATTCCACGTGTACGTCCCAGACCAGTCCGAAGAGGACATCGAGCGTCAGCCATACATACTAAATGTGTACACAAAATCTGAAGAATATGTAAAGCAGACTTTTGGTGCCGTGCTTCCGAAAGATTTCAAGCCAAGCAAGGTTGCTGCCAGCGAGATTCAAGACGCATCCTTGATGGATCTTCGCGGCATTGACAACGCAAAGCCAGATGCCGTTTTGATTATGGAGATGTGGGTAAAGCCAGGGGCAAACAAGTGGCTGCCAAACGGTGGTCTTGTCACCATCGTTGACACCGAGATTGTCCAGTACTCAGACACAGGCATTCCCTACCACCACGGAGAGTACCCATTCGCGCACTTGCAGGGTATTTCAAACGGTAAGTTCTACCGCCGCTCTGTTATCAAGAACCTGATCCCTCTGCAGCGTGAGTACAACCGCACTCGCTCTCAGATTGTGCACGCTAAGAACCTGATGGCTAAGCCTCAGATGATGTACGACGAGGGCTCAGTTGACCCACGAAAGATTACAGCTCGTGCGGGTATCTGGATTCCGGTTCGCCCTGGATTCAGCAAGCCGACTCCAGTTCCAATCCAGCCACTACCAAGCTACGTGCTTCAGGAAGTGCAGCAGCTACAGGCAGACTTTGAGGACATCTCAGGTCAGCACCAAGTTTCTCGCGGCGAGGCTGGCGGGCTAACTGCAGCTACTGCGATTGCCTACTTGGGTGAGCGCGATGACGCATACTTGACTACAATTTTCCACAGCATCGAAGCAGGTGTAGAGAAGATTGCAAGGCAGTCACTTGCTCTGTTCGTACAGTACGTCGAAGAACAGCGCTTGATAAAGATCACTGGCTCCGACGGATCATTCGACGCAATGATGCTTTCCGGTGCAGATATCGCATCGGGTACCGACATTCGCATTGAGTCTGGCTCCGCATTGCCAACCAGCAAGTCTGCCCGCCAAGCGCTTGTCACCGAATGGATGAAGATGGGCTTTATCCCACCAGAGGACGGCCTACGCATCCTCGAAATGGGAATGCTCAAGCAGTACTACAACATCATCAAGATCGACGAAAACTCTGCCCAGCGAGAGAACCTACTCATGAAGCGCATCACCGAAGAGATGCTTCAGGAGATGGAGGCAAACTGGAACGAAGGCGCTGCCAATGGCGACCAAGACAAGGTCAACCCAGAAACCGGCGAGCCTCTGCAGGTTCCTCCAATGATTCCAATCAATGCTTGGGACAACCACGCAGTTCACGTCGAGGTTCACAACAGGTTCCGCAAGAGTCAGGCCTTCCAGCAGCTGCCTGATGTTGTTAGGGCCGAGTTCCAGAAGCACATCTCGATGCACGAACAAGTTTTGCAACAGCAGCAAATGCAGCAAATGCAGATGCAGGCTATGCAAGAAGGATCTCAGTCAGGTGCCAAAGAGGCTCCTCTCCAGTCTGGGATGACAAAAGAGCAATTAGGATAAAGGAGACGTAATGTCCGAAGAGACGACAAACGAACTGCCGGTTGAGGAGTCAGTAACCGAGGCCCCAACCAGCGAGGCCCCAGAGGCACCTGAAACACCAGTAGATTCTGGGCCACCTCGCCCAGAGATGCCAGCAGAGACCGAATCAAAGATTCACCCTGCTTACGAGAAGCTGTTGGCCGAGCTGCCAGAAGCGTGGCACGAAAAAGTAATCCCGCACCTTCAGGAGCAGGACAAGAACTTTCAGTCGCAGCTTGAGAAGTACAGCCCGCTCAAGGAGTTCATGGAGTATGACCCCAACGTTCTCCGTGACAGCCTGAAGCTAGCCGACGTTGCTGTAAACGACCCAGTTTCTCTGTACCGTAATCTTGCTAACCACCTACGTAGCCAGGGCATGCTAGAAGAGGCAGCAGAGGCTGACGAGGTTGCCGATGAGGCAGAAGCCACAGGCGAGTTGCCAGATGACTACGAAATTGACCCTGCAATCAAAAAAGAGTTTGAGCGTCGTGACGCTGAGCTCCAGAAGACCCAGGACGCTCTTAGTGAAATTGAGTACCAAAAGCAGGTTGAAATAGAGACCAAGCAGCTTGAATCTGACATCGCTGAAATGACTAGCAAGTACGACATTCCAGATCAGACAATGGATCGCATTCTAAAGCTTATGGAAGTCCAAATGGAGCGAGGCGAAGACGCAACCGTCTACACCGCTGCACGTGAGCTAGCCGACATTACCGGAATCAAGTACAGCTTAAAGACAGACCTGCCTAGAGCCAATGCTCCTACAGTTGTGGGCAGCACCGGCGGAGCGGGAATGCCTTCTGAGCCCTTGACGATCCCCACGGATCCAAAGGAGAAAAAGGCGATGCTTGCGCAGATGTTTGAAAACCAAATGAAGAACCAGTAACATTTGTAGTAGAAACTACTAACAAAATCGAGGCCCTGATCTACAATTGGGGCCTCGATTTTTGCTCATGGTAAAATTTCTACGTTGAGGTACAGCCATTCTGGTCAGGGCCGACGACGATTCAAACAATCCACTTAAATCTAGGAGTCATACACTTATGGCAGGACAGTCAATTCTGACCTTTGCATCCGAAGCGATTAAGCTGGTTTACGGTGACCTTCACGAGCAGCTAAGGGACAAGAACCCAGCACTGCAGATGATTGAGTCCTCGTCAGCCAACATCACCCGCAACGGTAAAGAGGTCATCTTCGACACTCACATCGGACGTAACCAGGGTATTGGTGCACGTGGCGTTCGTGAGAAGCTACCTACTGCTGGCGCTCAGAAGTACAAGCAGGCCCACCTATACCTCACCAACCTTTACGGTTCAATCGAGGTAGATGGCCAGCTATTCGAGCAGGCTGCAGAAGACTACCAGGCTTTCATCAACGTAGTTGACATGGAAATCACTGGTCTAAAGCGTGACCTAGCTGTCGACCTAAACCGTCAGGTTTACGGCGACGGATCAGGTACCATCGCTACCGTAGTTTCTGTTTCAGGACAGAACATCACCGTTGACTCAACTCACTGGGTACAGGAAGGCATGATCCTTGTCGGTATCGACACTGGAACAGGCGCTGTAGCTGACTCAGGCAATGAGCTTGAGGTAACCGCTATCAACGAAACCACTAAGGTCATCACCGTTACCGGAACCATTTCGGCTCTGGCAGCTGCTGACGTTTTGGTTCGTGGATCAAACACCACTAACAGCTACGGCAAGGAGTGGACTGGTCTAGCGGCTATCGTCGACGACACTTCCGAGCTACACGAGATCAACCCAGCTGACTACCCAGTGTGGAAGGCAACCAAGACTGACATCTCGTCCGGCGGTACCCCAGGTACCCTAACCGAGCTCGCCCTAATCAACCTCGTACAGAGCGTTGACAAGAAGGGTGGCGACGTTGACGTCATGCTAGCAAGCCCAGGTGTGTTCAACGCATACTGGAACCTACTGCAGGGTCTACGCCAGTTCACCAACGGTGCAACCCTGACCGGTGGACAGCGTGCATTCAGCTTCGACGCATTGGGCAAGCCAATCAAGTTCGTATCTGACTACGCTGCACCAGAGGGCACCCTCTACGCTCTATCGAGCAAGGAGATCGTCCTCAACCGCAAGCGCGACTGGTCATGGATGGATCGCGATGGCTCAATGTGGTCACGCGTTGCAGACACCGACGCATACGAGGCCCGTTACTTCCAGTACAGCCAGCTCGGTACTTACCGACGCAACGCTCACGCTGTGATGACAGGTATCGCCGAACTCTAGGCGAAAATAATGCCCGCTGGGCTAGGGCCGTCTCACCTAGCTCAGCGGGTTTTTCGTTACAATAGAGATAGATGAAGGAGACAAATGGGCTACATAGAATTTGACAAAATAGACGGACTGTACACTGAACAGCAAAGACGCGTTGCTGCGGTAATCAAAGACATTTTTCCAACTGTCAGGCTAATTAAGCTAGACAGCCTAAACCCTGCATTCTCGCCAGAAGAGCCATTTGCACTTATCGACGAGCCTCACTTGTTGCCGTCATACATCATTAGAACCCTGCGTGAATCTGAAATTGACCACAGGCTTGTGGCTTGGTTGGTGGATAACAACATGCAAGACTCTGACTCAAAAGTAAATAAACTTGACCTTTTAGAAATGGCGCACAAGGCCGTAGAGGCCAAACGTGAGGTAGAATGGATGGAGGAGCGGCGTGACGTCATGACATCCATCATGAAGTCAAAGAAATCTACATATACACACGATGGACACGTTCTTAGGAAATAATGCCAGCAGAAATTTTCAGCTATACCGCCCTAGATGTAATCACTAGGGTAAAGACCCAGTTTGGTGACAACTCAGGTGCTCAGCTGACTGATGCAACTATCTTGCGCTGGATCAACGATGGTCAGCAAGAAATCGTCAACAACAACCCAATTCTCAAGGCCGTAAAGCTATCCAACATCGTAGCTGGGCAGGCAGAGTACACTTTCCCGGGTGACAAGGTGCAGTACATAGAAGCTGTCTACGTAGACAACCGCCCAGTCAAGAACCTATCCCCTCAGAGCTTCCGCGACTTTATTCTTTCAGACGACCCAAACACAGATGCAAACTCCAAGTATCCCGACGTCTGGTACGAGCGAGCAGGTGTGATCACCTTCTACCCAACACCTAACACCTCATTTACCAACGGACTAAAGCTAGAGTACGTCAAGATGCCTACAGCAGTTACTGCTGCCGACTCTCCTCTCGGGGTGCCCGATAGGTACCTAAACAACTTGGTCAACTACTGCATGATGAATGCGCTAGAGTACGACGAAAACTACGGGGCAGCACAATACAAGCTTGTTCAGTTTAGAGACGGACTGGATCGCCTGAGCTATAAAGAAAACATATCTCAGACCGACATGTACCCTGGCGTCTCTCCGGATATAAACGATTATGTCTGATGTCGTACGCCAAAGGTCAGCGCCACTAAACGACTTTTCCGGAGGTCTAAACAACTTCTGGGATCAGTCGGTTATTGCCGATAACGAAGTTCCGTTTCTTGAGAACCTAGAGTTCACCCCCCGTGGTGCCCTAACATCAAGACCGCCAATTTGGCCAGACGCGACGGCTACGCTGCCTGAGTCTAATGTCCACTTTGACTTGCTTGGATACTACGTTTCAGAAGCTGGCGCTCGGTACGGCGTTTACACGTCGCCGACAAAGACTTACATTTTTGACCTAGTAAACACTTGGACTGAGATCTGGGATCACAACGCTACTGATTTTGTACAGTACCAAGAACACGTCATCATGTGTCGCAACGATGGTGCCGGTGCAATCTGGAGGTCTGGCGGTGCTCAGATTTGGGATCCAGGGACTTCTAGCTTCGTAACTGGCAACCCAACTGAGACCATTGCAACAATGCCTGCGGCAGATGGCCTTGAACTCCACCAAGAAAGATTGTTTGCATTTGGCCCTCGGGGTACTGCAACTCAGTCAATTATGTACTGGTCAAACATCACAGGTGAGGTTGACGGCAGCCCTGAGCAGGATTGGCGTTACTGGGATGTCGCAACATCGTTTTCTTCGGTAAACAGCGGTGACGGTCAATGGATTACTGGCCTAGTTGCTGGCTACAACGACCTAACAGTTTTCCGCAACGACTCGACCTATCGCTACACCTTTAGCAACCTGCCAGAAGAGGGCATCATGGCTAAGGTGCAAGAAGGCATCGGTGCAGAAAATCAAAAGTGCATTGTTCGCTACGAAAACGCAATTATTGTTCTTTCGGCAGATCAAACTTACAGTTACTACAACGGCGTATTCCAAAGCTTGAATGACCAAAAGGTACGCTTTGAAGGAAGTGAAGCAGCCTCTGGCCTAGATGTACCCTACGCACTTTCAGTACTCGGCGCTCGCTTAATTGTCTTCTACTCGGGCAACATCTACGTACTGCAGCTAAAGACAGGCACCTGGTCAGAATGGAACACCACAACTGGCTTTGTGTACACAAGAGTTGTCCCCAGCCCGCCTGATGTTATTGACCAAGCGCTAGAAGGCTGGACTATTTCTAACAATGCCTCTAGCGGCAATAGCGCCGTTTACCGCACTTGCGACCATTACCACGAGGGCGACGGCGCTGAGCCGATGCAGTGCGCTTTGCGAACAAAAATCTATGACTTCAGCACCCCCAACGAGTTTAAGAGGCTTTACTGGTGGGCAGCTTCGATTATGGCGGTCGGTGAAGTTACTGCAAAGGTCTTCCCAGTGTCTCTCGAAACGACAACTCAGTCTACTTGGGACTGGCTTGAAGAGTTTACGTGGCCAGAGCTTGAGGCCGTTGACATTGGCTGGGAAAACCCAGCGCCATTCCCATTCAACGTCACAACAATTCGCACATTTAGCTGGACTAGACCTGAGCGCATAAACCTCAAGTTGGAGCACGCTTTGAGGTTCCGTCGGGTATACTTTGAGTTGTACATAAACACGGACGGGTCGGAGTCCACAGCACCTGCTCAGATCTTTAGCATTACGCCGATGATCGGAGTCAAGGCAGCTATTTCGCAGGGAGTTAGTTAATGGCAGGCGCAGAATACGGAGCACTCGGCACTCCGGAGTTCAACCCGTATGCTGCGGGCGCTCGTATTTATGGCGGTGGTCGTATGAACCCAACCATGGGCCCAGTAGACAAGGGCGGTTATGCAGAGCGTGACCGTATGCGCAAAGCAAAGCTAAACGCATTGCAGGCAAAGACTAAAGCCATGAAGGGTAAGAATTACGCTAGCCCCGACTACATGAGGTTTATCTAATGGCAGTAGATCCCACACAATACGGGTCAGCAGATGAAATTACTCAGGCAATGCTGGATCTTGAGGACAAGATTGCCAGAGGCCAAGGCTACATTAGCCGCATTGGCGACCCTACAAAAGAAGCAGGTGCACAGCGCAAGGTTGACCAGTACAAGGCTGACCGTGAAACGCTTTTCCAGTATCTAGCTGGAGGCAACATGCCTGGCGTTTATGACGCAGAGGGTGAAATTACCAAGGACAGGCCTTACGCTGGCTACACTCCTCAGACTACTGGCAATACGGCGGTGGATTCGGCAAATATTCTAAGCAGCATTCTCAACAGCCCGCTTTACACCGAGTCAATCAAGAATGCTTACCTTTCAGACTACCTGCCTGGCCTGACTCAAGCTAACTATGAGATTAACGCTGCTAGGGCTGCTGAAGTTAAAAACGCTTTCCGTCGCCAGCAAGCGCAGGCGGAGGCGGTGCGTGAAATTGCCGGCAACTACGCTGCACGCGGTATGCGCACCCCCAAGATGGTCACAGAGGGCTTTGCCCCAGTCCAGCGTGAAACCGCTGCTGCCAAGGATGAGGCAGAAGCGGCAATAAATGCTTTAATTGCAAACAAGGAAGTTCTTTACGGCGCAGGCGCTCAGGATGATGAGACCTTTATTACAGACCCAACCATGTTTGGTGCTGTGGGTGCTGGAGCTCGTAGGCAAGCGCTGTCAGAGCTGCAGGGTTTACCCCAGTACTACGGTCTAACTCAGGTTGAGAACGCAAGCACTTCGCCTCTAGCTACTCAAACAACTGCCACTGGCCAAGAGACCATGGACACCGCAGCTCCAGTTGACGACAAGACACTGCCGACTGAAGAGCCAGCTCCAACACCAGAACCAGCGGCACAAACTTACAAGATCCAGTCAGGTGACACCCTGGGCAAGATTGCAAGCAGATACGGAACTTCAGTTTCCAAGCTAGCAGAGCTAAACCAGATCAAGAATCCAAACCTGATTTACGCCGGCAAGACACTGAAGATAGGCTAAGCGATGGCAACTTACGAAGATTGGTTTGAAAAAAACGTTAAGGACGCCCCCAGATACGGAAGCACTTACCAGATACCTAGGGAAAACATTTCTGAGCCTAGCGGAATTTCTAGTACTTATCAGATCCCAAGAACTGGCCCCAAGTACACAGCCCCAATGCCGGGCGTTTCTGCCATCCCTTCCCCAATGGACTTATTGCCGTCGGCTCCTCCTCGCGACCCCGGCGACACCGGAGAAAGAGCAAGATTTGAAGGTATGCGCCCACCTGAGCTGCCTACTGAAGACCAGCAGCAGCGTGGCCCAGCCGGCCCTAGTATTTCTAGCGTCTTTGCCCCACTGTTTGATGCACTAGACCAGCAGCGGAGAAATGCCGAAAGCCGCTACAGCGCAAACGCTGGTCAGATTCAGAACATCTACGGACAGATTATTGGCGCACGTAGCGCTGACATTGATGACATTCAAGAGGCTTACAGTCGCTTGCAGGAAGCAGCGGCCTCAAGAGGCGAGTCAACCCTTGGCAAGATGGCTCAACGTGAGCAGCAGCGCCAGACTCAGAATGAAGCAGTGCTTCAAAGTATGGGCGTGGGCGATATCGGCAGCGCAACCGATGATGTGGCAGCCCAGGCAGCTGCAGTAGCTCAAGACGTAGAGATGATGAATCAGTCCAACTGGGCGGGAATGCTCGACGTCATGGGCAAGACTTCTGAGGAGCTTGCTCGCGCAGACATCACTAGCTACGGCTACAGGCAGGGCGAGGACATTGCTAGGCTGCAGGCTGCTAAGGAAGATTACCTGCAGAATGTTGCAGATCAAGAGTTCCAGCTCAAGTTTGAAGAACAGCAGGCCAAGCTTGCAGCAGCTCAGGCTGCAGCAGCAGCCCAGGCTCGTGCCGAGCAGGAAGCGGCAGCAGCGGCGGCGAAGGCTCAAGAGCAGCAGTTTGAAATGAGCCTTGACTACATTCAAACGCTACCTCCAATTGAAAGAGCTATTGGAGAAGAGGCTTTGTATCGCGATCTGAGCTCAGCGGATCAGTCAAATGTACAGTCTGCATACAGAACTTTCCTTGAAACTGAAGGTGACAGATTAGGCCAGTACGGCATGAACGCCCAAGAAGCGCTAGCGACAATTAACAATGCCGGATATGCTGCGCAGCTTTCGCCACAAGCCATGTCTGTTCTCAGCAAGGCAATACTGTATACGTTCTCTCAGTAGTAAGATAGAGGCATGGCCCTAGATCCCAGAGTACTTGCTGCCCTATCATCAGGGGCTAAGGCTAGCGGCACCTTCGACCCTAGCAAAATAAGTTCAAGCTCTTCTGGCGGCGATGGCGGGTTTAGCCTCGGCCAGTCCGTAATTGACATTCTAAGTACTGGTGGTTACGCCACTGCAGGAATGACAAGCAAGCTTGGTCAAAATGTTGCCGCTATCGGCAAGGGTGAGCTGGGTGCAGTTGCGGATCTGCTAAACCCATTCTCACTTGCAGCGGCTGGCGCAAAGGGTGTAGCAGAGCGTCGCACCTACTCCCAAAACTTACGTGACATGGGCGTTGAAGGCAACTCTGCCGTCTGGCTTGGCTTGGCTCTTGACATTGGACTTGATCCAACAACCTACATCACTGGAGGTTTGCTGGCTGGTGTAAAGGGCGCTACACAAGGCGCAAAGATTGCATCACAGGCTACAAAGGCTGGCAAGATTGCAGTCAAGCCAGTGCAGAGCGTTCTGCCGACCACAAGGCTTGCTGGTGCCGTAAAAAAGACTGAAGCATTTGCACCAATAAATAGACCTCTAACTGAATCGGAAAAGCTAGGAAACCTGCTATCCGGCATTGGAACCGGCTACGCCAAGGGCAAGGCCAATTATAAAGTAAGTGTTGCAGGAAACAAACTTGAAAGATTAAGCCGCAAGGCCGACAAAAAAGCTAAAAAAATTGCAGCTGTTACTCCAGACGCAATCGCAATTAGCCCGTCAATTGCAGCCAAGATTAAAAAGACCCAGGACAAACTGTCCGACGCTAAGGACGCCGCCGACAAGATTGAGTTCCCAGTTTCAGCTGGGCAGTCAAAGGTTCGCCCCCCAGGAGCTGAAACTGGCTCTTCCGCCGTAGCTGCAGAAATCAGCGAAGAGCTTGCAACTGGTAGCAAAATAAACGACAGGCTCAATAAGCTTGCTCAAACTCTAGTCAGACCCGGAGCTGTGGCTGCAGACGTCGCAAAGTTTGATGAAACAAAAGCAGCGTTCCTTGACAAGGCATTTGACTTTAGCAGCCAGGAGCTTGCAACACTAAGAGGCAGCAACGCTGGCTTCAATGAGGTAAGCCTAGCTAGCGTCCAAAAGTTTCTTGATGCACCAAAGGTTGTCCAAGACGCCAACAAAGCTAAGGCAACTATCGAAGCAATTCTTGCTGCCCCTGCAAGGATTGGCGACGACGCTATTGAGCTGCAAGAAGAGCTTGCTAAGGCAGGGGCTGACCTACGCACAGCAACCGTAGATGATCTTTTGTTTGTGGCTTCAGAAGCTACAGACCCTCTAGTCAAGCGACAGGCTGCCGAGGCTTTTGAATTAAGTAAAGTGGGGCTTGACGAAGCAGCCCTAGCTGCCCCCGCAGCAAACAGGCCTTGGATTGAAGGCATTCACACTGCGCAGGATGCTGGCGACGCAGCCCGCTCAATTGTGGACTGGATTGCTCCGCAGCTGCGTGAAGGCGCACCAGCGGCATTCAAGACAATCGCCAAGGCTATTGAAGACGCTTTACAGCCAAAGCTGGCTAAAGCTGCTGGTGGAGCAGAAAAGCCTCTTACGCCAGAAGCAGTCGAAGAAGTTGTAGGCCGATTCCTGGATGATGGGCTAGCCGCAGCTGTTAGCAAGATCGAGGGCGTAGACCCCGCAATTGCCAATACTTACAATGACATCGCCGAACTTTCTGCTGACTTGCAGGCAGGCAAGCTAGAGCTTTCTGCAGCTGACAAGCGCAACCTGTCTGTAATTATGGGTGTGCCAGAAGACAACGTTGCTTCTGCCCTGCAAAAGATTGTAAATGATTTTGACGGCGTCGAGCAGCTCCTTGACCCAGCTGCTGAGGCAACTGATATTGGCAAGGGTATTATCACGGGCCCAGATGCCGTCACTGCCACTGGAAATGCTGCGGGTGCAGATGCCGCTAATGCGGCTGAAGATGTAATTGACAGCGCAGGCTTTGCAGATGATGTAATGACGGAGTCGGTTAGCCCAGAGGCGCAAGCTGCTCTCCTCAGAATGCGTGAGGCTGCTGCAGAGGACTTTGTAAGGGAACTTAGCAGCACTGGTGAAATTTTTGACAGCAAAGAGCGCCTACGCATTGTCGAAATTATTCGTGACAGCATTTTGCCCAAGATCACAAAGCAGCTTCAGACTTTTGCAAAGGCGCAAGATAAGTCGGTTGAGCAAGTTCTTCGTGAAGCACTTGAAGGCGACATCAGAGCAATCACAGAAGATCCCCAGGCCTTTACAATTGGCGGAGCTCTAAAGCTTGACGAGCTGGGTTCTCACGGGCGCATTGACGTCTTTGACCGCCTAATCAGGGGCCAGGCTAAGTTTTACAAGAGTGCACCTGCAGACAAGGTGCTAGGCAGAGAGCTAAGGACTGCGTCTGCCGTAGAAAGCCTTATGCGCTCTCTGGGTATTCCAGTTCGCTCTACAGAATCCACAATGCAAGCGCTTCGCCGTAAGGGCATCAAGCCAAATACAAAAGCAGCTCGCAAGGTTCGCCCAGAATACTCCAGCGTAACTTGGACAGACATTGGTCGGGCAATGGTCAACTCCGGCAAGCTAGATTTGGCTTATGAGCTGCGCAGGGTTAGGGGCGAGGCCAATGAAGGATATCAGCTTGGCAACTTCCTGCCTACTGCCATTGAAAGCGCATGGCTAGCGGTCAAGCGTCTAAACGTTGCGGGTGAAGGCTTTGCAAAGGGTTCCAAGAACCGTGAAGAAATCATAGATGCTTTAGACAACGTGAGCATGAGGGGCGGAGAGTTTGAAAAAGCTCCGCACGTAGTTGCAGCTGACAAGCTAGGCGGAGCTCAGGCTGCTGCAATTGCAAAGACCAAAGATGATCTAATTGACTTCTTAGCTGATAACTACGATGCACTAAAGGCTATCGACGACCAGCGCGAAGCTCTCATCGTTGCAGCACAAGCTGAGCGCGTTCGCCCACTTGCCGTTGGTGTGTTTGCACAGATGACTAAATTTGCAAGCGAATTCCAAGGACTAAAGAGTGCTTTCAAAGACGGGGGACTCTCTGAAGAAATAATGACCCTTGCGACCGGTAACTTGCTCAAGTCTTACGACGACTTCTTGAGCGAGATTTCGACAGGCGGATTTAGCGACCCTGCAATTGCAGCGAAAATTGCCAGTGTCTACAAGAGCATTTTCCTAAACGCTTCCATTAAAGGCCCAGATGGGAACACACTAAGTCTTGCTCCGCTTCTAAAAGAACTTGACGAGACCCTGTCTATGACAAGGGCAATGGATGCTGCTGGCACTCCTGCAGCTGCAAAGAATGCCCGTCGAGCGCAGAAAGTCAAGGCTTACGATCAACAAGCTCAGGTTGCTGCCGAGGCTTTGTACAAGGGTGACAAGGCCGGCAACTCTATGCCGGTGGCGACGGAAGCGCAGGATTCTGTAATTCAGGAAGCCCTAAGTATTCGAGGAGCATTCTCCGCTCCACAGGGCAAGCTGGCAAAACTTGCAACTGCTTTCAACGGCAACTATGGCATGGGTGCGACGTTCAAGACGATTGTTGCAAGCTCTGAGCTAACTGCAGTTAGCTACTCCCACTGGTTCTCGCTAGGACTCAAGCAATTGCAAAGGCTATCAAAGGGCCGTGAGAATGAGCTGCTTGCAGCCTTTAAGGCAGTCCAGGGGTACAGGAAAGAGCTAACTGCAGCCACAGAGCTAGGTGAAGAGCTTCCGATTGATGAGTTCCTGAGGGCTTGGGCAGATGCGGGTAACGGAACCTTCGACATGGACTTCTTCAACCTCATCGACGAGGGCATGGAGACATTGCTTGGAAGTACTAGCACCTTTGGCGCTGCTAAGAGCTATGGAGTTATGGCCGACGAGCTAAATGTTGCTCTTCGACAGTTTGGCATGGCAGACATTCAAGCTGGCGACATCGATGATCTCTCTACGTTCTGGCACGCACTAAAGCCTGAGAACTTCCCTGAAAAGAGCCCGCTTGAGTTTATGAACCTAATGAACCTAGCGGTTCAGCGGGCAAACTCTCGAATTGAAATTGCAACTCAGTTTGACTTCTTTATCGGAAAGACAGCTGCTCAAATAAGAGAAGCTGGCGAAGCAATCAATGATTATGTCCGTATCGACGAGGACACGACAATCGGCAAGCTGCTTGGCGAGACCGAAAAGCTTGTACACAAAGACGATGTTGAAAAGCTAAAGTTTGTACAAAAGTATCTTGATTATGATTCAACCTTTAGCGAGAGTGCGCTAAAGCGAGTTGTCGAAGTTTCTGACCGCATTACTTATGTGCTGAAGTCAAGCAACACCCTAATCCGCCCAGGGCACCACGTAGTCTCTATTGTTGGTGAGGCTGCCATGAATGCTCTTGCGGGCGTTCGAGTTTCTTCTTACAACAACACCGCACGCATTCTGAATAAGTTCCGCCCAGGGCAGTATGACAATGCCGGAGAACCATTCAAGGCCTACGCTGAGCTTGACGCCAGAAAAGGCAAGCGAATCAAGGCAGATGAATTTAACAACGTCTACTGGCTTCGTGCTGACGGCGCTCGCGAGACTCTGCCCGACGAGGCAGTATTCAAGCTTGCTCAAAAGTATGGCGTTCTGGTTCACCCCGGTGGCGGTCTTGAAGACTTTATTGTCTCCGGTGAGCCTACTGCCTTCCTAAAGGGTGGCTACGGCAAGTTCCACCAGGGCATGAATAAACTTTCGGTAATTGCCAGCCACCGTGACAACTTCTTCCGCCTCAGCCACTTTGTTGACGAGCTGCAAAGAACCAAAGGTGCAAAGAACATCGAAGAAGCTGCGCTAGCTGCAGCAACTGCAATTCGTGAATGGCACCCAACTTCAGCCAGCCTGTCTGCAGTCGAGAAAAAGTACATGCGTCGCGCTGTCTACTTCTATACCTGGCAGCGTATTGCGCTAACAAAGATTGTTGCCACGATGATCGAGCGCCCTGGCATCGCTACAATTCCTAGCAAGATCCAGTATGCATTTGCAGATGCCAATGGCTTCAACCCGGAGTCTTTTGGAGACCCATGGGATCCAGATGGAATTTATGCAAGCTGGCACACATCCTCAGTGTTTGGCCCACAGTTCCAAGGCCCTCGTGGGGCTGGGGACGCCTATGGTATCCAGCCTGCAATTCAGCCTATCGATATCTTGGCGCAGGCTTTTGAGCCATTCAACGTAGAGCCCGGAGAAAACCCGCTAATGGCAATCTCTAGGGGAGCTAACGACACGTTTGCTAACAATGCAAACCCAATTATTAAGACTTTGATTGAGTCCACATCTCAGAGCAGGCTGGGTGAAGGCGGAGACTTACCTAGCCCACCTGAGTACCTAATTAATCAGGTCGGATTCGTAAACACAATCTCCAAGATGACTGGGTTCTTGCAAGACGAAAACCCATACGAGACTCCGCAAGACCGTGAAGAGAAGAACAATAGGCTACTATTGAACCTGCTACTAGGACAGAGAATTACTGACTACAGCACCCCATCCACGCAATATATGTGGACGGTGGATCAACGAGACATAGCGAGACGATTGGCAGAAGGCAGATGAGCAAAAACCCCACATTCGATGACGTACTAGCACGCGTATTTATGACGCTAGATACTGTTTACCAGCTACATGCACCTGAGGACACTGAGAACGACGAAGCTAGCGATTGCATTAGCTGTGGAGTTGAGTTTCCCTGCGAGACGGAGGGCGCGATCTTAGAGGGGCTTGCAGAAATCAATATGATTATGCAGGCTGCTAAGACTTCTTCGGAGTAGAAATGAGTACATGAGTGGCAGGTCTTCGTTTAGTTGCAGTACTGCTGCTCGCACTTTTATTTATACCACTACCCGCTAATGCCGTAGTAGCTTCAAATGTAGACATTACTTGCGCTAAAGATGGTGTTGAGCAAACATTTACAACTGGTTGGAATAGCGACGATATTTATTTTGAGGGTAAAGGTGACATTGCAAAATACTATTGCGAAGGCGGCCATTCTCCGATGGGCGAAGGAGCAACTTTTGTCTCCGATACGCTGCAAGACGAATCTGCCAGGTTCTATACAGGTGAGCCAACAACACCTGAGCCAGTGGTTGAGCCTAGTCCCGAACCGTCACCAGAACCTAGCTCAGAGCCTACTCAAGAACCAGAGCCAACTGTAAGCCAAGAGGTTTACGACCAGCTAGTTAAAGAATACGACGATTACAAAGCTTGGGCAGAGCAGGCTATTGCTGACTACAAAGGCACAATCTCAGGACTAAATAAAAAGATTGACTCAGTCAACGAAGCCCTGGCCAGCAAAGACAAAACCATAGAGGAACTGCGGTCAGCGCTCGACGCCTACAAGTCTCAAGAAACAGAATCAAAAGACAAGATTGCATCTTTGGATAAGCAACTGTCTGAGGCACTAGAGGCCTTAGCCAAGTCAAAGTCTGATCTAGAAATACAGGCAGCAAAGAGTGTCGACTTAGAGAAGCAGCTCAAGGCCTCACAAGATCGTGTTGCCGAATTAGAAAGCAAGTTGTCCAACCTAGAGAAACGGGTTGATGAATTAGAGTCAAGCTTGTCTGACAAAGACAAAGCATTACAAAGCGCCCTAGCGGAGATTAATACTTTGATACAGCAGCTGCAGGACGCCAAGGCAACAATTAGCGAACAACAAAACAAAATAGAACAGCTCAGGGCTATCACTAGCGACGAGGGTGCTGCACAAAATCTAGCCCTAGCTGAAGAAGTCAAAAACATCGGTATTGCAAAGCTAGCTACGGCTGAAAAAGATAGCGAAGAATACGAAGCTGGCTTGGCACTGCTAGCAGTCGCAGCCGAGGCTGACGACCCTGACTTGCCAGAAGCAGTAGCGGTCATCCCAGTCGTCGGAGCTGTCGCAGGCCAAGTGCTAGAAGCAATGAATGACTTGGGCAACATCGGGGCAGACATCTCACCAGAAGTGCGTGAGCGTTCTGAAGAAGTCGTTATTGCCGGTGTCATCGTTGGTGGTCAAGTGGCCTCAGCTTCAGCAGCTCAAGCAGTTAGGAGGAAGATGTGAAAGATTTTCTAAAAGACATCATTGACCAAGCTTGGACTTTGCTTGGCATGTTTGTTGCTTGGATAGTTTTAGAAGGCGCAGCCAAAACGATAACTGGCTACCTGATTATTGCTACGACAGCGTTCTGGGCGATTACCTATCCGTTGCGCCGAGAAAAGTAAGCAAGATATGAGCGCTAAGACTTCTTTCGGTTTGCCCGCTGAATCTGAACAGCCTTTTTCTTGGCGTCCGCCTTTGACGATGCCCCCCACGCCTGCAATGACTTCAGCAGCCTTGTTGGCTCGCCGTTTGGCTTACGCTCTGGGCCAGGCATATTGCCCATGCGAGCTAGGAATGAACTCCTGCGTGGATTATTGCCGGACTTAACCGGAGCCTTTAGATCAGAACCTGGGTTCTCACGCTCGTAAGACTTACGACCCTTTTCATTTAGGCCGCCAGAGGGGTTCTTGCCCTCTTTGCGCTGCCAAGCTGCACTAGCCATTTTTGCTAGCCCACATGTTGTCTACAAGGTTGGGATACTTGCGACCAGCTTGCTTTGCACGAGCGCGGGCAGCTGCAGCCTGCTTGGGGCTGAGCTTCTTGCGATCAGACTTAGGCTTAGGGTTTTTTGATTCCCAAACTGGTTTACTTGCCATTCTTTTTCTCCGAAATCAAAATAGCGATAGCTTGCTTCTTGGGGATTGGCTTAGCGTTAGGCTCACCTTTTTTGTAAGCCTTATCCCCAACGAAGCGGTAGGGCATTAGTTGCCCCGACCTCTTTTACGAAGAGCAGACTCACGCTTAGCAGCGCCTCGACGCTCCCGAGAAATCTTTCTAGACTCCTCAGTGCTGTCAAAGTCCATGCCAGGAATCAGGTCACGTAGGTTGCGATCCCTTGACTCACCCTGTTTTTCGCGACGCATGCGTTCACGAGCAAAGACAGCATTGCGAGCAACTGCCTCCATCATTTTCTGACGATCCCTCTTGGCACCGCCAGGTGTCTGCCTCTCAGCCATTAGTAGCTCGAGCTGCTTGAGATCTGGGACTTTGCGCCAGAATAGTTCTTCTTGCTAGCCATCTTCTTGACAGCTGCCTTCTTAGCGTCCTTCTTACCCTTCTCGGTGTAAGGGAACTTCTTTCCGCCTACCATTGGCATTATTTTTCTCCTAGCTCTGGATCTTCGTCAACTCCATCGAAGCCGTTGAAGATTTCATTTATGTCTGCATCCGAAATATCGCCATCCCGCACATAGGCACGCGATACTTCTTCTGCAACCTCCATCAGCCCCACAAAGGCTGCGACTGCTGCTGCTTGCCAAACCTCGACACCAACAACGAATCCACCACCTAGTGTAGCTGAAACCTTTAATACGATGTAAGCGAAAGTACGCTTAGTTATTGATTTGATGTTCAACATAGTTCCTTTTTACAATGTGGGCATGCGTATACAATTTTTGTCTCGGTTTTTGATTTTTGAGGCGCTGTGCGGCCCGTAGAAGGCTTTTCAACGTTCTCCTGTAGGTATTTGTACAGATCGAGCACTGTGCCGCTGAAGACCCCTTTAACGGACGGAGAGAGCGTGGCATGCAAATGAGGCCCGCTTGAAAAGCCCTCGGTGTCCACTTTTCCGATAGTTTGGCCCATTTTGAGCTTATCGCCCACTTTTAGGGTTGGCTTCTCCTTCATGTGGCAATATCCGACGTACTTCGTCTTTCTGTCCTTGCCATAAACCGACTGCACCAAGACCCAACCTAGAACTTTTGAGTACTGCACCAACTTGACAGTTCCAGATGAAACAGCTGGGATTGGGGTGCCCTTTGGCATCGCCCAGTCAGTTCCGCGGTGCGGGTTAGTCTTCTTGCCCCTAATCGTGCGAATCTTGCCAAAATGTCCCGTGATCTTACTGTCCGGGAACGGGAACATAAACTTAGCCATTACTTCTTCTTCTTTCGAGCTACAGCACCCTTTGCCCGAGAATAAGTCCTAGCCTCTCCGCCGCGAAGCGGGCCAACCAAAAACTCTCCACTATAACCAGCCCTGGCATTTCCTGGGAATCTGGTCATTGCTCTAAAGCTAGAATCGTTGTTAACTCCAGAATCTAGCAGTGATTTTTGAAATTGAGCATTCCGCCTTCTTGTCGCTGCCGCCTCAGCTAGCCTTCTCATAATCTCTTTGTTTTTGTCTGCCATTAGCTAATCACCAATCCAAATAATGCCGTAGCCAGCCCAGCGATGCCAGCAGTTAGCGATGCTAGGACAACCTTGGGCACCCAAGCGCCCTCTGCCTGCTTGTTTTCGACGACTCTCAGCCTGTCTGGCACATCTGCCAGACCATCAAGTCTCTCCAGAGTCCGAACTAGCAGCTTCTCGTTATCAAGCTGCTTGTCGTAGATTGTCTGAAGTGTGACTCTCACTGAAGGCTGTGTGTCGTCGCTAGGCATTATGGAGTTCCACCATCAACCGTAAACGCAACGGGCGGGTTACCGGCAGCGATCTCCAAAGTAGCCAAGCGGTTGTTCTGCTGCACCTGCTCGGTCTCAATAGTGGTGATGTCGCCCTCAGCGGTAGTGAGTCTCGTGTTGAGGTTGTAACCCTCTAGCGTAGTAAGCCTAGAATCCTGCGTGGTATTGGTGGACTCCGCCGTAGTTAGGCGAGTCGAGATGTTTAGTGCTTCAAGGGTGTCCAGGCGACCATCGTGTGCAATGTCAGTTGCCTCGAGTGCGTCTAGCCTGCTGTCCTGGCCGACGTTAATTGCGTCAAGACCAGCTTCAACGGTGTCGAGGCGAGTGTCAACTGCGACAGCCTCGGCATCGATCTTGTCCATGTTGTCATTGAAATCGGACGCTCTGAATGGCTCGGATGTGCCGGGAACCGGCTTAAAAAGTCCGAGCTTAGTGGTCGATGTATAAGACACGTCTATCCTTCGTTAGGAATTACCTCTATAGTGACCGTCTCGCCCTCTATATTATCATCAGTTGGCTCAGGAATTGCCGAAAGTGGTGAATGTCCCTGCGCTAGTGCAACCAATTCTCTAGCGATATTGCGCTTTACAATCGGATCGCGAACGTTCCTAAGTACGATGTCTTGGATCTGCATCATCAGCGCAGGGACATCCAAGCTTTGTCTCGCATTCGGATCAAACCTACCAGTAAGTTGATTGATGAAGGTAATCGCCTTCATATCTCCCTGCTGCACAAGCTGTCCCAGCGCTTGATCTGCAATCGGGATGTACTTCTTTAGGTTCTCTTCGCTCTTCTCGCTAAGCGCTGCAGCAAAGTGCTTCTCGCGCATCCAGCCGTCTAGCTCAGTGGTAGATATCTTTAGCTGCTTCGCAATGATCTGCGGAGGCTTTAGATTCAGTGGGTTTAGGTATGCCTGCAGAAATGTCTCCTGCCTCAGGCTTAGATTCGGGTCTTTCGTGGTCTTGATGCCACGATCTTCTAGCGACTTTTGGAACTTTGTAGAACCCCAGACCAAGTCCAGTTGCTCTCTGTCCAGTGTCTCATCCTGGTCGAGAACAGTCTGGGGCTCCACAAAGAACCCTCTTCTGTCTGCCGCGACAGCGGCAGCCAAAACCTTTTCAAATAGCGCTTGCTCTTTAGTCTGCTTGCGCGATGTGACCTTGGTCTCGAATTTGTCGAGATCTAGCTCATTCTCCATCATAGTTTTGAAAAACCTCAATAATCGCTTCTAGTAGTCGTTCCTGGTCATCGGTGCAGTCACCGCTAGCAATCACAGCATCGACAACGTCTATGCAAATCTGAATGCCTGCCATGACATCCTCGTTCATGCTGCCGGCAACTTCTCTAGCTCAACCACGTAATCCACGCTCATTCCATAAGGCTTGAATGCTTCTAACAGCTTACGTGATAGCACCTCTGGGAAGGCGTTCATCTCGCCAGCCTCATACCTCGAGACCACAGCCGGGTTTACCCGCAGCATGCTAGCGAGCGCCGTAGGCGTCTTCGCCACATCTGAGCGCCACTGTCTAAACGATTTGTAGTACTGGCCCAAGGTGTAGGGCGGTATCAGCATTAGGTTCGCTACTGCTGGCGGTGCTTCGATCTCAAGCGGGGCGGATGCAAATTGCTTGCACTGCTCTCGCAGCTCTTCAGCCGTGATGCCCAGACCCGTGACAAGTGGTGCCAAGATGGCATCGCTAGGTGTCTTAGTCCTGCCATCCTCGATAGCTGTCACAGCTGCGCGGTTCACGCCTGCTCGCTTTGCTAGCTCGACCTGAGATATGCCCAGCTGCAATCTAGCTAGGCGAATCGGGTGATTATTTATTCGCGCCACAGTCGCTCTCCCTGCAAACAGAAAGTCTTTTGCCACACTCATTGCAAGGTGGGATCTGCTGGTCATCGATAAATATTGCTCTCCCTGGTGAGGGATGAATCCATACATGTGTCATGAGTATAAGTATAGTAGACACCCTTTCAAAATCAATGCTCTCTGGAGGTCTAGCTAGCAACAGATGGAAATGTTTTGGGATTGACAACATGGATTTGACCCTGCCCTGCTCACTTGCTAAGCTACTCATGTCAGCAACCCAGCTGGCACCAACCGAAGGAGTAACAATGTATAACACCGCAGTGGCCCGCAATGAGCGGGGACGCATCACCGGCATCATGGCCAAGCGCCTTGACCAAGACAAGCTGGCCGATGTCATCGCTGACGAGCTCTCTCGTGAGGGCAACCTGCCCCACGGAGGGGCAGCAAAAATTGAGCCAATGGACGCCGTCGTGGTGTGGTCTCAAGCTAGCCTTGCCATCGCCGTGGTCAATGAGGAGGGCGTTGGTGCCTTCGAAGAAGAAGACCACGTGAGGGTCTGGTTTACCTACGGCAAAGAGGGCATGTTTTACCACGACGTGCTCGTGCCAGTAAACGACATCCTAGAAGCACGCCAAATAACTGAGGAAGTTGACCTGGCTGACTTCATCCGCACCTTCGGGGCTCGCCTCGACAGCAACCACGAACTCTGGGCTCGTTGGGCCCTCGGCGAATAAGAAAGGAGACGGGGGCCCTCCGGGGCCCCCAACCAAAACCATGGATTCATACGAACAGATCGAGACAAAACTACGCAACCTTGAGCCATTCCGTGGCAACTCCATGATGGGGCTGCTTGACGAATGGGGCTCGTACAAGGTTTACAGCTACAGCACCCAGATAGCCCAGGCATACCCAACAGCCTCCGGCATCAGGGCAAAGATGAACAATGAAAAGTTCAGCACTACTACCAGCAGGCATCAGAACCTAATCCGGAAGGCGTGGGGACTATGAAACAGTTCGAATTCAACGTTTACATCGAGACACTAACCATCTGGGCCAAGGACGAAGAGGAGGCTGAGAAGCAGTATGCAGCCTACTACGAGGACGGAGTCTGCGTCCTACACGATACCCACTTTAGCGAGTGCCACTGCCTCGAGCACGATGACGAGGTAGGCCACACAGTTACGGAGCTAGCATGATTTTCTACAACGGATTCAATTTGCTGGTTGATGTAATCCTGATTACAATCACAGCGCTAATTGTCCATCGGTTGGGCAAATAGGGAGAGGGGCTCTTAGGAGCCCCTCTTTTTTTCAGCCCGACTAGAAGCAACGACTGGAATGCATTGCGGTGATTTTGCCAATGTCGGCGCACCTGCTAAACTACTCATGTCAGCAACCAGCTGGCACCAACCGATACAAAAGGAGTAACCAAATGAACAGAATCAGAGTCGAATTGACTTTTGACGAGTACAGGGCGCTAGGCGACAAGGCCGAAGAGCTTGCCAATGCGTATGCACGCATAGTCGCAGACAAGGAAGACCCAGCCGACATAAAGAGGTACAAGAAGTCATACAAATTGTGGGCCGGCATTCAAACCGCAGTCATTTCGGACTCAGAATGGATTGACGACTAATGCCAGAGTTCGAAATTCGATACAGCGAAGTTGAGATGTTCACGGCATACTTTCACGCAGAGAACGAGAAGGAGGCCCGTGAGGTAGCAGAGAACCTCCGCACACTTGACTGGGATGACATTGAGGGCTGGTACAGCAAGCGCAGGGACTTCGACCTAGAAATCGACCTTGACAGCCTGAAACAGCTCGACTAACCCAAGCCAACACCGCCAGCACTCCCCCCTTAGTGCTGGCGGTGTTTTTTTGCTACGACTAGAAGCAACGAGTGGAATGCAATGCGGTGTTTGCGGTGCTAATTTGCGCTTGCCCTACTAATCTGCTATGCTACTTATCAATGCAGTAGACACAACCAATACCGCCGACACAAAAATTCATGCAAGTGATGGCGGGATTGGCTAACCAACCGAACAGGAGATAACAATGAACACCTTAGAAATGCACAAATGCGATTGTGGCAACGATGCCGACAATTACCTACCAACAGAGACACCGCTTGCGGGCTACCCCCCTCAATGTTCTGATTGTGCACACGCCGACGAATGCCCATGGCCTGAAGACGGCGCATTTACCTATGGCCACGCAATTGCAAGTTGCAACAGTTGCACCTATAAGTGTGGCCTTTGGGAATGCGGTTGTGACCTAAACCACTCTTGCAAAGACTACCCACGAAACTACTAACCACGAAAAGGAGATAACAATGAGAATGAACTACACCGACATCAAACAGGAACTACAAGCCAATTGGGAACAGTTTGCAAGCAACCAATACCCCGAAGACTTGCTGAACGAATTCGCCGATTCCGCTTGCCCCGTTTACTACAGCGAAATAGTCAAAGATTGGCAAGAGATGCCCAACGAATTCACCGATGTATGGTGCGAAGAGGGGCACACGGGCAACACAATCTACAGCCTTATGACTTACGACCTTTACAACTATTACCACCACCAATACCACCGCGCTTACAACGAACTATGCGAAGAAATGGAACCCCAAGATGCCTAACTTTTGCCAATACGACAGCGACAATCACAGCCCCGACAGCGTGACAGTCTGGCACGGGCAACCCACCCCAACTTACCTATGCGGATACCACGCAACTTGGAACCTAAACACAATCCTGAAAGGACTAAAGAAATGAACTACACCGACACCTTTACCACCAATGAGAACACGACAGACGGGGAGGTATTGGACAGGCTTTATGACCTGATCTATAGAACCGAACTAACCGACGAAAGAAAGTTGCACTTTGTGACCCTGACTCTTGAATGGGCAAAGGAGACTAACTAATGACCACCGAATGCCCTAACCACGCGGGGAGCTTTGATTGCACCCCATTTTGCCCACTATGTGAAGGAGAACAGGAGATAACACAATGACCACTTATACAGTTTGGGTAGGGGGCACAGAAGTGACCGATTACTATCTACCGCTTGACCAAGCAAGAAAACTGAAAGCCCTTTACTTGGAAGACGATTATGACGATGTAGAAATCCGTGAAAACACAGACAAAGAATACGAGGTGGACTAATGACCAACCTGAGAAACGACAATGGCAATTACACCCTTGAGGCCGTGAAAAGCGGTGCTATTTGGGAGGGCGAAATGTCCTACGATGACTGGATAGAAAAGTACAAGCCAATTGATAACACCATAGGCAAGTATGTCTCCAAAGGTGAAAAGCAATTCGAAACCTATGGGGCAGAGAAAGAGTTTGTCCTTGACCAAGATGCAGAGTATGTCTGGACTTGGGTGACCGGTGACAATGCCGACCTGCTTTTGCCAGGATTCCACTATGTCAACCGCTTTGCTTTCTTTGTCTGTGAAGAACCGTGGACTGAAGAAGACCAACAGGTGCTTATGGCAGTCGAAATCGAATGCGAATGCTTTGACCAAGACAAGTGGGACGAGGGTGCCGATTCTGGCAACCCTGAATGCAAACAATGCGAAGGCTATGGACTAAGAACGGAGTATCTATAATGCCAACCTTTATGACGTATTACCAAACAGGCGACTATGGCAAGCTTTGGTTTGAGGCCAAAGACCTAAAAGAAGCACAAGACCTGCTTGAGGAGGTTAGCTATGGGGAAAGAATGTCCCTAGACGACCTGCCCAAGCTACAAACCAAAGTGCAAGGCGATGAGCTTAGCTTTCAGGGACTGACGGAGGTGAAATAATGCCCGAATTCAATTTCAGCGTAGTGGTAACCGACATCTATGAATTGATCATTGATGCCGACAACTACGAGAAAGCGGAAAGAATTTTAGATGCCCGAATTGATGTCGCTGAGTATGGCGAACACCTTGACGGAGAAGTGAACTATAACTTACACACCGGCCCCGAAGTGACGCAAGTGGCGTAAGCCGTAGGTGCACTTTGACACGAATTCCAATGAGGTTGCCTTAAGAGACACCTACTCAATGCTAATCGACTCATGAGTAGGATAGTAATGAGTAGGTGTCTTCTTAAGAGCTCAATAGGAAACGCAAAAAGTAAACGACAACTACTGGGCAAAACCCATTATTGGAACTCAATCCCACAAAAAAACAACCCAATTTGACAATCACAATGACGATGAGTAGGATTGCACTGTAAATCTACTCATCGTCCGTAAGGAGACAAAATGACCGATTATCACCCAATCTACGGCGAGCTTTTGACCTCTCGCCAGACCTCTGACCTGACTGGTTACACTATGAATCAGTTGCGAAATTTCCGTCAGAGAACCGACACAGCACCCTTCGGATTCGTCCGACAAGGAGGCACATCTTGGTATCGCAAAGACGACATCGAGGCATGGCTTGAAAAGAATGGTGCAGTCGAATACGAGTATGTTGCACCCCCAAGTGGCATCACCACCCCACTTCGCTCAACTGTTACCGATGCAAAGACTCGTGAGCACTTGGCAGAACTAGCCAAGATCACGACAAAGAATGCATGGGGTTCACATGGCACATGGCTAACTGAGCAATCAGGGCTATCAGATGCCCACAACAGGGTGAACGAATGGGCAGAGGAGCTATGGAATCTCCACCGCTCTGACAACCCCGATGCAGAAGAGTTCATGGCTTTGAACTTCTCTCGTGTTGACAATCCGGCTCAGTATTGGCCTGCCATTACTTGGGCTGTTCGCAAAGCCACGGCTTTTGTGCGCGGATGGAATGATGTAACCGATGCAGAGATAATGGAGATACCAGTGGGAGAAGTTCCACCAAGTAAGGTTGTATAAAAGAAATCCCCCGAGGATTTCTCAACTCGGGGGACTTCTCTGAAAGGAGTAACTATGACCAAGAACCACCAAGGTCACGACCAGACTATAACACAATCGAAAGAGTGCAATTGAGTAAAACGCAAAAAACTTCACTGAACTATTTACTACAAGAAGCACTTGAGAATGGTCGGTGGGAGCTCGTTTCGGCTGAGGGCAACTCAGAGAAGTGGGTCAGAGGAGATGAAACTGTCACCATTGCAAAGAACCTACTTCGTAGCACTGAACCGCCAAGCGTAATCTTTGAGGTGTTCGAGCCCGAGATCAACTTCAGAAGAACTGATTCACTTGTTATGAATCTGTTATGTCTGAGGCTTGCCAAATCCTCAAAGATGTCATCTTGGTATGATAAATTGTCTACTACAACTGAATAGCAAACTACAAGAAAGAGAGTAACCAAATGGACACAATGACCAAATCAGCAGGCATCGCACTAAATGTCTGGCAAGAAGAAGACACCTGGCTCATGTCGCTTTACCCTGAAAGTGAAGCCGGCATCGATTCCAGTAGCTACATCCGCCTTGACTACAGCAGAAGGCAACTACAGCGATACTTCGACATCACCGATGACGATGATTGGTGGACTAGTGACACGGAGGAGCTGGAGTGGATTCTCTTCGGCACACGCCCATGAACGATGATGAGGAATTCGAAGAAGTCCCTGAGTTCCTCACGGGCTTGGCAGAGAAGTTAGATGCCAGACCCCACCTGATCGCGACACGACTCGGCAAAAGGTATTCACCACGGCGGTTCAAGCGGGCAGTTAGACGGCTATGCAGACACTTCGGCATACCGGCAAACCTGACCTCGCTAATCGCTGTCACCTCGATGCACGATTACGAGTTGGCAATCTTTGACCAGTATTTGTTTCTGTTCAGAGTTGACACAGACTTCGCTGAAGTAGTAGCTTACGAACCAGCGATGCTACACGCAACACTAACCATGGAAGATGACACACGCATCGTCCAATTTGTATAAGGAGACTAAATGAGTAACGCAACCACCGACCGCCAGCTACTAGATGATGCCAAGGCAAAGCTAGTAACCAAGGCGAAAGAATCCAAGTCATCGACCAAGTCGGTCGAGGCTACCGATGCCACCCTTGCTAACGAACTGCTAGCCAAGCGTGGCGAGATCTACGATGCCAAGAAGAAGCTCACTGATGAGCTGGCTGAGATTGATGCCATCATCAAGGACATGATTGGCTCGGCTGACCAACTCACCATTCATGGTGCCAAGGTCGCATCCATTGCACGCTGGCGTGAGACAGCCCTGATTACTGACACGGTGAAGACCACCTTCCCTGTTGCTGAGTATCCAGAGCTTTACAAGCGCACCAGCAAGACACGGCTCACGGTGCACTAATGATTAGCTTTGCAAGAGTTCGCGAGCCAGAGAAGGGTAACCCCTTCTGCGAGTGCATCCACAACAGGGAACTCGAGCACGAGGTAAACCCTGAGCTCACCTACTTCGTCATGAGTGATGATGTCCATGAGAAATGGGGCATTGACTACGAGCTAGGCGAAATGCTTATCTACAGCCCTGACTTCGGTCACCCCGAACACGGTGATGACCGGTGCCTGTGGGTTGCCCAAACAATTGACTTTGATTTCTTTATGTTAGGTGAGGAGAGACCATGAGACCAAGGATCAGAGATGTTATCGATGACATCATCGATGGCCTCTACTCCAAGCGATTGGATGAGGCATTCGAGATGGGTATTCGTGAGGGCTCACGGCGAGCACTCAGTTCAGCAAAGATTCGCATTGAGATGCGAGCCAACAGCCTCACTCCGGCTAGAAAAGTAGGTGCAGAGATGGCTGTTGAGACTATCGAGGAGGAGCAGGAGCAATGGAAAAGAAGGTAGAGGTAGACCGCGACCACGCTGTATACCGGTGCCCCTCTTGTGAGCACTTCTTTCTTGTCGATGGCTGGTCAGAAGAAAACGACATTTGCACACTATGCCTTGAAGGCTTTGAGATGACTCCAGGAGCTGAAGATGGCAATTCTATTTGAAAGAAACGGGGATTGGCCCGACAGCGATGAAGACTACAGGAAGATATATGAAGAACCGGACGAAGATTATTGCTTTTTTTGCGAGCGCCCTACTGGGTGTATTTGCGACGAAGTATACGACTTTCAGCAAGAACAAGAGATCATGGATGACTTTGACAATGAGTGACACACACTTCATGTGCAGGGACTGCAACCGCATTTACGAAACAACTTCGCGTGGCGAAGGTGAAGTAAACATTTGCAAGTACTGCAGTTATGAAGTCGACTGATGACCGGCAAGATTGGATTCTTTACCAACCATGAGAAACAACGCGCTTGGCTACAACTAGCCAAGAAAGTAGGAGATGTCGGCCTTGACCACATACCTTGTGCTCAAGCGCCCGACCTCTTCTTTCCCGAAGTAGACCCGAAGCTAGGCCACCCGCTTAGCTACATGAGAACAGCAAAGAAGGCTTGCAAGACTTGCCCGATCTTGTTGGACTGCGCTGCATACGCAATCGAGTTCAATGAAGATGAAGGCATCTGGGGAGGCATGAGCCCCGGCGAGCGTAAACAAATGCGAAGGAGACGAAATGCCTAACTTAGAAAGGCGTTACACACCCCAAGAGGGTAAGGAAGCACATGCTTGGATTTTTGGACTCATCGATGCACTTGAGTTCTTCCAAACAGGATACGACATACACAAAAAAGACCCCGACTGGTTCGGGCTAGTCGCCCCGCAAATGATTGCAGACATCGCAAACTTTGCGGAAGAAAACTGGAAGGATGAATTTGACCAACTTAAAGGAATCAGTACTGTACCCGTATCAGAGGGAAGCAGTGGAGCAGATAGTAGAGAAGAAGCGCGTACTGCTAGCAGACCAACCTGGATTGGGGAAAACGCTGGAGGTGCTGAGTGGGCTGGAGGAACTAGACCTGTTCAACCCGAAGGACAGCCACGCCATTCTCATTCTCACCCCTCTTGTAAATGTGAGAAGCGCTTGGATCAGGACGATAGAGCAGTTCGTCTTACCGAGATACCCACAAACGGTTGTGGTGGATCTGGGCACTGGTTCATCAACAAAGAAGGACACCTTATTGGCGTCTGCTCTTGCCTCGCCAGCTACGGCCCCGATAGTAGTAGTAGCTAACCACGATGCTGTTTCGCTAGTAAAGGGGCGTCCACGCGTCCCCTCACTAGGCGAACCATTCTGGAGTGCAGTCGTCATCGACGAATCGCACAACGTGCTACCTATCACCACGCCAAACAAGCTGACTAACTTCTGGAAAGGATTGCTGAAGCTACAGATGTATGACCCATCAGACCCCATACGCATAGCTGTATCTGGTACGCCAGATCGTGGCAAGCCTGAGTATCGCTACGGCACATGGCGTTTTCTCAATCCGGCGCTCGCACCAGAGAACCATTGGAGCTGGCTTGAGAAGCACTTTAATGTCTATGAGCGACAGGTAACCAAGACTCGCAAGGTCAAGATGATTGGAAGCATGCGCAGTCCATCGAGCTGGCTCGAGACAGACAAGCGTGTAGTCATTCGGCGCACCAAAGAAGAGGTTCTGCCACAGCTACCACCAAAGACCTACCACTTCATCGAGCTACCCATGACCAAGGAACAGCGTGAGCTGTATCGTGAGGCAGAGCAAGAGGCATTCATCGAAGCAGTTCACACGCCCAATGCCCTGATGACCTTTGCTATCAAGGCTAGGCAGATGGCCACCTACACTGAGGCTGGCAGTAACAAGCTTGAGTGGGTAACTCAGTGGCTGAGTGAGCGCGGTTACCTGGAGGATCTCGGCATCGACGGCAAAGTTGTCATCGCGAGCCAGTTCGTCAAGACTCTGCACTGGCTCAGAGATGAGCTCGCAATCTTAAATGTCCCCACCCTGATGTTAACTGGTGACATGACTGCTAACGCCAAAGCAAATGCTCAGGCCAGATTCCAAGACCCAGATGACCCAGTGCGCATTATCCTGCTCTCCGGTGGCATGGGTGTTGGTATCGACCTCGACATTGCTGATGACCTAATCATGCTCGACTTGCCTTACGACCCCGACAAGCTTGAGCAGATTGAAGACCGCATTCACCGTGCATCCAACATGCACAAGGTTACGATTTGGCACCTACTCAGCAAAGACTCCATCGACATGGCTATTGCAGAGAAGTCTGCATCTAGGCACAAAACAATCCGCGCCCTACTCGATGGCGCAAGGGGTATAGACTTTAGTCGCAAGGTAGTCGCTTATGCTACCGGCGAGACGGAGACGGAGTAATGGCGATAATCAAACTGCTTGATGGCGACCCAACAAAAACAGATGAGGTTGCGCTAGCTGCTGCAAACACTTGGATGACACGAATCCCTGAGCTGTTTGTAACTGAGCGCTCCAAGCAGGTACAGCTAGGTATCTCCGAAGTCGGAATGGATTGTCGCAAGTGCGTAGCAAGAAAGCTCGCACTCAAGCCCAGGATCATCGACGGCTCTTGGTACCCATTTATCGGCACCGCTGTGCACGACCAGCTTGAGCATGGTTTCAATGATCGCTGGCCAGAAGAATACAAACTTGAAGAGCGCTTGCACGTTCACGAATACAAAGACCTCAAGCTCGGTGGCTCTTGCGACATGTTCGCTTGGCAGGACGGCACCGTCAACGATTGGAAGGTCGTCGGTGCCAACGCCTTGGGCGAAGCTCGCAGAGGCAAAGTCAAGCAGCAGTACCGAGTGCAGGCTATGCTCTACGGCTACGGCTGGGAGCAAAAAGGATTTGACGTCACGCACGTCTCACTAAGTTTCCTCCCTCGGGAGGGAAAACTAGAGGAAGCTGTTGTCGCTATCATGCGATACGATAAGCAGCTTGCTCTCGACTCACTAGCCCAGTTGGAATCAATGATTGATGCAGCTGAGATAGTGGGATGGGATGCAATCATAGAGAAGGCACCTAAGGCAAGCTTTTGTTTTAGTTGTCGTCGCTATGAGCAGACCGAACACAACGACGTAGAGTCGTTGCTTCCATAACAAACTATAAACACTAAGGAAAATAATATGGTAGACGCATTTACAGGAGACCTTCCAGGAGTAGACGACCTACTCACAGGCGGGGGCTCCCCATCACTGTCCTTCAAGGACAGCTCTGTTGGTGACTCTTACGAGGGCACCATCGCTGAACTGCGTGCGGTACAGGTACGTAACTATGAAGATCCAACCAAGCTGGAGTACTGGGACGACGGTAAGCCAAAGATGCAAATCGAGGTAACCCTGTCGACTGAGTACGCCGACCCCTCCGACCCAGATGATGACGGCAAGCGCCGCGTTTTCCTCTTCGGCCAGAAGCTGCGTGCAGCTAAGGAAGAGCTAGCAAAGAAGGGCTTCAAGACCTTCGAGGTTGGTATGGGCTTCAAGATTACCCTGTCCGGAACCAAGCCATCGCAGAACAAGCGATACAACGATGTGAAGCTGTACTCAATTGAGCTCTCAGCTGCCACAACGAACCCAGAAGTTGATGAGGTTATGGCGTCCATGGGTGCCAAGAAAGTCTCTTCTGCTAAGATTGCTACACTAAGCGCGAAGCAGCTTAAAGTAGCAGAGACCCTGCAGGCCAACGGTTTTACCGCCGAGGAGATTGCAGAGCAAATTGGTGAAAGCGTCGATACAGTCAACGCCTCACTAACCTTCTAATTAAAAAAGTAGGGGCTAGGGTTCTTTCTCTTTTCTTGCCTAGCCCCTACTTCTCATCTCTGAAAGGAGCAAAGTGGATTCACCATCCCAGTTTCAAGAACTACTTAGCCGCTTAGGTCGCTCTGACGATGACAACGTCACGATCTGTTACCAATCTTCAGTGCAGAAGTTCTCTGCCAAAACAATCAAAGTCGAGCTCGTCGCCAGCGTCGTCGATGCGCTCGACTCTCTCTCTAACAACATCTGGTTTGAGATAAACCCATCCAGTGTTCAAGGTCGAGCTACAGCTAAAGACATCACCAGACTTGCTGCTGTCTTTGCTGACATCGACTACAAGGATGGCGGAGCGGGCTCAGTCCAGCAGGCCAGAGATCTGGTTCAGCTGCTCACGGATCTCATCGGCGTAGAGCCAGCTGCCACTATCTACTCAGGTCATGGAATCCAGCCATACTGGGTTATCGAAGACGAAGAGCAAGACCCGGGTTTAATGCACGGCTTGTTGTATCGCTGGGGAGCCTTTGTCAAGTTTGTTGCAGCATCTCAGGGCTTGCAGGTCGACTCAGTCTTCGACCTCCCACGAATCTTCAGGGTGCCGGGTTCTCGTAACCACAAGGATGCCCAAACCCCCGTAGATGTAATCTCAATCCTGCCCGACTACTGGCGACCAGTGAGCATCGATGAGCTAAACGATGTGTTGATTGCACACGGCTTTACTTCTGACATGAAGATGCCAGAAGATTACGAGCTGGTATCGGCTCACGATGATTGGCAGTTTGCCCACTCTGATTGCCAGTTCACGCCAACGCTATTCTCGCAAGTACGCCCAGGCATCAAGCTTCCAAAGTCTAGGCACGGCTGGCTACTGCAGCAACTGGTGCTTATCAACGCAGCTCACCGCAATGGATGCCTGACTGAGAACACGGCGCAAGAGTTAGTAGCCCTGACCGCTGAAAGATTCCAAGAGTTCTTAGCTCAGCCTACAAAGCGAGAGATGAACCAGAACGAGCTCCGAGGGGCTAACCAGTGGGCCGTCGCAAGAGTCGAAAGCTTTAGCGAAGACAAGCTATCGCAAGAATTGCGCCGTCACGACCACTCGGATTTTTTCACAGGCGACCCGACCAGCGCCCTTGGGGAGCCTTCCGCTGATGAGGATTTGTCAATCAATGACATGATAAATCTTTACATCAAAAGTTTTGGAACTTATGGGCGCACTGATGCAGCAAACGCACACCGGCTTATCCACTTTATGCAGTCAAACTATAAGTATGTTCCAGATCTTGGCTGGTTCAAGTGGGATAAGACTCGGTTCGTGCTTGACAAGGAAAAGGCTATCTACCAGACAGCTATTGAGGCAGCTCAGCTAGTTGAATACGCTAACCCGTCCAACGATCAGCTCAAGTGGGCTCAGCAGTCGCA